ATTGCTTTTATTATATAAAAGCTGATACAAATGTGATAGATCCTATCGCTGACGGTATGGCAGGTCTAGCGTAGGGAACGGTTTGGGCGACATCGTGATAAATATATACCCCATCTACTGGGATAGCAGGATTGCCTGCCAAATCAGTTGCCCAATATAACTTAATTTCATCTCCTGCGTTTATCTCAAAAGTAGCTTCAGAGTATGCAGCAACATAACTAGGTGAGCCAGCGCTTTTACGAGCAGGAATACTAAATGAAGTAGAAGAATTAGCAAGATCGATATTATTTACTCTAATCCAAACTGTAGCATCATGTATTGCATTATCAGTATTTACAAATTGAAGGCTATATCGAATGGTATACACACCTGAAGAAATTGCTGTTGCAGATCCTGGTGCGTTTAATGTCCATCCTGATCCTGAATCTAAAGTATTAAATTTAATAAGCGTAGGAGTATTGTTACCAGTTGCTATTTGATCTGTAGAATCAGAAGCTGCAATGTGTGGAAATGTAATAAGTGATCCACCATTAGAGGCTGTAATAGCTCTAGTAAAATTATCTAGCTGATTAAAATAAAGACGCAATACGTTTGAATATTGATCTTCATATTGTTGAATATATTCTGGCGTTGCATTTGGTAAACTTGGCGCAGCTGTTGGTCTTAATTCTAAATTGGTTGGCATTATCTTTTCCCGTCTGCTTTAACATCAATACGAGGTATACCTAATTGCCATGCTACTCCCAATCCTGTTGATCTAATTTCAAAAGACAATTGACCAGCTTCAATACCAAAGTCAGATGATTGGATATAGGCTTCAATAGGTTGTGGACTTGCAGTAGAAACATCATCATTACCTACCTCATGATATAAAAGTCTTCCGTTGTAATCAGCGGCTACTGGATTAGGTTGAATACCGTATTGTAGCCAAGCTGTTCTTGCCATAGTGCCATATGTCCATACTTTATCTACATAGTTATAAATAACATAACGATCTACTGTAGTGCCTGCACTGTTTTGTGAAACATAGAACCACCATACTTCGTTATAGCCTTCATTGGAGCCAGCAAATATTTGGAATGCTTGTTCAGTGTTAATATCTTCAAATATAAATTGACGTAATGAACAAGGGAGAGTAGAGACCACACCAGTATATTGATAGAACTTATCTTTACCCATCCAGTAAGTTACGTTATTTACTGTGACGGCTGCATTAGGAGCCATGATAGATATATTGTCCATTAACACTTGGAATGACCATATATAAGGATATCCAATGTATTGCATTGAATATAGACAAGAATTAGTCCAAATTAAAATTTCTTGACGAGTTGTAAGTCCAGTTACAATATATGATCCATTAGCTAAAGTAAATTCACCAGACTGATTAGTAGGTGCTGGTACCCATTGGTATGGATTACCTTGATCAGACCATCTTACAATCATAGGATTAAATGTTGTATTAGGTGTTGCAGGATCATAAGTGTTAGATCCTAGAGCTATTAAGAATTGTTCTGTAGCAGATGTTAAAATTTGATTGGTTGTTTTTGGTACATAAGCACCATTAAACCCAGCTGCTGTAGATAAGGCAGATAGATATGATCCTCTTACTGAAACACCAGTTAAATCTAACCAGTAGAATATGGGTCCGCCACGAGGAGCATAAGCTAAATTAGGGCCGTAATTATCTTGAGACCATAGTCTTAATTGTTGTGAAATACCTGTAGTAAATCCAGTACCCCATCCACGATTAGGTGTGACAGGAATTCTAACTACAACTGTGCCACCAAGTCCAGACGCTGTAGCACTTGCTGGATAGGTTTGTGATGCAAAAACTGTTGATATGGTATATTGGTTAGCGTTGACTACTGTAACTTGAAATGGATTTTCTAATATAACATTTGAAATGCCAGATACATTATTTTGTACTGAACTAAAGTAAATCCAATTACCTGTTGTTAAACCATGCGCTGTTTGATTAACGGTTACTGTAGTAGATCCATTAATAGTATCAAAAGGATTAGTAAGTGTAACACCCGTAGTAGCAATTGCACCTGTCCAATTACCAGCACCCCAACCTGTACCAATGGTTACAATATCAAAACCTACTGGATAAGCAAATGCTAATGTAACTGTACCGCCACCCGTTGCTGTAGATGATGCATTTGATGCCGCTTGAATTGTAAATGTGGTAGTAGAAGGTACTGTTTTAACTACATACTCCCCGCTGATTGTTAATCCACCTACAGGTGATGTTGTAGTAATCGTAACGTAATCACCAATCGCTGGGTTATAGTTACCATCTGTAATAGTAACTACATTAGATCCAGATGTGGTTGCAATTGGATTAGCTGTTAATTGATTGGGAGGGGGTAATGCTGTACCATCAGTTTGAACAATTGGCGTAATATCATAGTAAACACCGCCAAAAAAGATATAGTATTTAAGATTAGTACCTACAGCTAAATAACTTGATACGCCATCGGTATTTGTCCAAGTCCATAATGAACGAGCTACACCATCAAATTGGTCTGGATCTACTTGTACCCAACCACCAATCTTCTCAGCTTTTCATCTAATCTACGAATTTGTAGTCCACGTAGTATTTTACCACCTGCACGGCAATACTTCATTAACGATTCCATAGCCGCCTTTTTATCGCCCCTAAGAAGCGCTTGACGGATGGTTGAACGCTGAAAGCATCCAAGACCCAAATTAAAGCAAAAGCTGACAAGAGCGTCAAACTCAGATTGTCTAAGAGGCACGTTAGGTAGCATCTTATGTACTCCCAACTCAAAGCGGTTGAGGTCTGACTTAAGAATTCCATCTATTTCTTCTTTCGTAAAGGTCTTGTTCCAAGATTCAGGCAATGATTTACCATCCCCAATAAGGTGACCCACACCAACAGTCCAAAGCCCAGCAGGACAACGGTAGGGCCTATTACGAACGCCTTCATGATGTTTAATAAGTCTGATACCACGTTCTGATACTTTCACTTATTTCTTTTCCCAAGTTCTTGAACCAAAGTAAAATCCAATAATAGATGCTACGATAGCCATTTCATCTGTAGAGAATACTTCTTGTGAAGCTATAACAAAGTCAACACCAGACCACATAGCCCAAGCTAATGATAGAAAATTAATAAGCACTAACTCGCCTACAAAGATAAAGGCTACTACTGGTCTTACCATAGCGTTCCAGTTCTTTACAGTTTGAGAACCGCCTTCTACTAATTTTTTATCGTGGTCATATAAGGCTTCACGTTCTTGTGCATAAGTTTCTGCATAGGTACCTTCTAATTCAATCGCTGCAATCTTTTCTTGCGCTACAAAACCTTTCTCTGCCATAAGCAAAGCTTGAGCGCTTTACCATAGGCTTCATTAGCCTTTTCTAAAGCACGATTATTAGACATCATCACATCTACTAATTGACGCTCAGTAGATTTAGATCTGTCTTCTAATACAGTAATGCGTGTTTCTACATTACTCATTTTCTTTACTTCTTCAATCGTACTCTGCAAGTCGTTGAAGAGGGTTATTCCGTAATAAATTGGCCCACCGATTGCGGTTAATAGAATCGAACCTATCACCAACATTTGTTTCGGAGAGAAGTGAGAGAGTAAACTCTTGAATTCGTCCATATTCATTTTCCTGTTCTAAACTAATATATTCCTGTACTTGTTGCTGTTGCATATTGTATGGAGCATTTAATAACTGCATACTTAATACTATGCCAAATCCTGGCACTATTTCTTTGCCCTTAGGTGTTTCTACTTTTACCTCTGGCGGAGCGGGCCTTAGCTCTATTGACGTTGAAACTTGTAACTTTTCTGTAGTCGTTGTGGCGGACGGGCTCGTAGTTAGAGACTCCTGTAAAGAAGTCGTTCCAAGGCTCATTTCTAGAACTGGCTCTATAACCTGCGTCATCGTAGTATTTGATATGCTTTGTGAGATAACACTGTTCGGATTTACGGGACTGATTGGGCTGATAGGGCTCGCTGGGTTGTTGATATTTGTAGTCGTCATCTTGCAAGTATCTAATATTGTTGACCAAGCAGTCCATGTTGGAGAACCATACGGATCTGAACATAGAGAAGCTCTTTGTTCCTGCAAATAACCTTCGTAACCAGCTGAACACGTTAGCTGCCTCGTTTCAGTAGATTCAATACACGTTGGAGGATCTGGCGTGCAATTGTTACTAGTCGTTGTCCAAGCTGTCCAACTTTGTGTAGAACATTCAAAATTCCTGCTTTGATTAATAGCACCCGATTGATTAACTGGGCAACTAAGCGTTTGATACTCAACTTGAGGGCTACAAACTGGAGCTTGATATATTGAACAGTAAGGGTCATTCGGTCTATACCAGCCACAATAATGTTGCTGCAGTGCTTCTTGAACTCCGATGCCTTCGCAGACCATTGAGCCTTCCAAGTACCAACCTTGTTCAGTATTTGAGAAATTACAGTACCAAGCATAAGCATTACTCCTTATTATTAATAGTAGAAGGAAGAGTATAATCTTCGCCATAGAGCTTCCTAAATTTTTCTGGGTGTTTTGTAAACCATGCTTTCTTAGCTGCATTACCTACAGATCCAGAGTAGGGGCATGGTGAGCCGCTCATTTCCATAGCGTCCCATACTTTAGGGTCTTGACATAGCACCGATACGGCAGCTACTTTAAGTCCTAAATCGTTTAATGTTTTTGCTAATTTAATCTTAACGCAGTTCTCATCAAGTAATACTGTACCACCTGATAAAGATACAAAACCTAAATTACCTGCAGCACTCACTGGAACTGCACATACATCTTGTGAGAATGCAGACATAGATGGTGCCATAGCGCTAGGCACAGGCATACCTTTATTATTAATCGTAGTTGTATCTGCATGCGCCCTATGTACGCAAATAAGTAAACAAATAACAATTAAAAAGCCAATAAGTATTTTCATATTAATAAGTAAATCTTACAAAACCATCGCCACCAGCAGCTCCACCTATTTCAGAATCATTAGGATTAAATCCAGAAGATGATCCACCACCACCACCGCCTCCATTAATTCCAGCACCACCTGGTGTACTATATCTTCCAGCTGTTCCTCCAGCTCCTACTGATGAAGCACCACCAACACCACCAGTTGACCAACCAGCACCGTCAGCAGATAAACCTGCAACACCATTGTTTCCGTTTGAAGTTGAGCCTGTGCCTCCAGTTCCACCAGCACCACCTACGTTACCATCACCTGAACCACCAGCACCACCGTTACCACCATTAGCTGTAACAAGTACTGTAGCACCTCTTAATACTCTAGATAGTCCGCCTGTACCGCCTGTACCGCCTGTACGGCCACTACCAAAACCTCCAGCAGCGCCTGCAGCTCCTACTGTAATTGATAATGTTTCGCCTGGTGTAACTGCTAAAGTAGATGATGAAGTACCACCACCACCGCCTCCACCACCGCCACCACCGACAGAAGCACCATCTCTACCTGATGATGGGAATCCACCTCCACCGCCTGCACCAACAGCTGTCATGGTAATAGATGTAACGCCTGCAGGAACGGTAAATGAATATGATCCAGCAGATGCATAAGTGACTGCGTTAGGATTGACTGGAGCAATAATTACAGTACCAGCACCACCCGCACCTCCAGGGTGTCCACAACATGATCCATTTTGTGCACCACCGCCTCCTCCACCTGAGCCTTGAGATCCAGCAGAGCCTGCACCACTACCACAACCTCCACCTGGTCCACCTGCGCCACCAGCGCTATAAGTAGAAGCACCACCATTACCACCAGAACCTGTACCTTGTGTATTAGATCCATTAGAACCTGCATTGCCGCCAGCACCACCTGAGCCTCCTGTCCCGCCTGGAGATGTACCACCACTACCGCCATTGGCTGATAGAAGAACTGTAGCACCTCTGCTAACTGAAGATATGCCACCAGATCCACCAGAAGCGCCTCCTGGTCCGCAACCACCAGCTCCTCCACTACCTCCAGATCCTACAGCGATTGTTAAATTCTCACCTGGTGTTACGGCTATTGTACTTGTAGAATAGTAACCTGAACCACCTCCACCGCCTGCCCAACCAAAATGAACATAACCACCATCATTACCTGCAGCTCCACCACCTCCACCTCCAGTGACGGCTACGTTTAATGAATTAACACCTGCAGGTGTTGTATAGGTAAATGTGCCTGGACTATTATAAACAGCTACATTAGCACCTAATGGAGTAATAGAAACAAATCCTGAACCACCATTACCTGCATATGATCCATGACCTGAACCTTTTGTATAATTTACATTAGCACCTGTTGCGCCTGCGCCTACTGTAATAGTAATGGTTTGACCAGGTGTAACTGCAAATACTGCAATACCTGTACCACCAGCTGAGCCGCCATAGTTTTGAGGTCCATCAAATTGAAAGCCAGCGCCACCACCTGCCGCTGAACTTGGTGTAGCAGGTTTAGAAAAATCTCCACCTTGTGAAGAGCCTGATCCATAATATGAACTACCACCCGTACCACCTGATTTACTTCCGCCAGTTTGATTTAGTGTGGTTGAAGATGCACCTGATATAGAAACTGTACCGCCTGATCCACCTGATGAACCACCACCCCCACCATTAGCAGTGATGGTCCAAGTGCCATTAGTAACTGTTGTATTTCCACCAGCAGCACCAGCAGATTGATACCATGATCCACCATCAAAATAAGATACTTGTCCTGCGCCACCACCGCCTGAAGCTTGTATGCTGATAGAAGTGATTGTGGGAGGTACTGTATAAGTATATGATCCTGCAGAGCTATAAGTAACAGGTCCTACTGTATCTGGATAAAATTGTTTACCTATGCCACTTTGTGTGAC